TGGGCGGCCCATTCGAGGCCAAGGCGGCGATCTCGGCTGAGCCCGGCGAGCGCGCCTGGCTGACCGTGATCGATGACCTGGGCCAGCGCGAGTCGACCAGCGCAGGCCTGCGCGACGCCTGGTACGACGTGGTCAACCCGCGCTGGCTCAAGCGCGGCTGGACCATCATCACCAGCAACTGGACCCCTGACGAGCTGCTCGACCGCGGCACGATCAACGAGGCGACCTACAGCCGGATCGTGCAGATGACCCGTGGCCAGCTCGTGACGTTCAACGGCACCGACCAGCGCCTGCCTGACCGCACCCAGAAAGCGAGTGACCTATGAAGCCAGCACTGACGCCCGCTCGCCTGTCCTCGGCCACCGAGATCGCCAGCGCCGCCTTCGAGGTGCCGATCCTGGCGCTGCTTGGCCGGCAGCGGCAGAAGCCGATCGCCCGCGCGCGCCAGGCGCTCTACGCCGGGCTGTACCGGGGCTGCGAGACCAGCTACCCCGAGATCGGCCGGCTGCTCGACCGTGACAACGCCACCGTGCTCTACGGCGTGCATGAAGCCGAGGCGGCGGCGGCCGACCCTGACTACGCTGAGCGGCTGGCGCGCATCGTCGCCGCCTGCCGGGCCTAACGCACCGAGAGGAGCACCGACAATGGCAACCAAAATTCTGATCACGATCACGCCTGATGACCACTTTCTGCCGCACGGCGAGCCAGCTGACACGGCAATGGCGCGGACGATTGACCGGCTGGCTGTGCTGGGGATTGTGCCGCTGCGCAAGATCGCCCTGCAGATCGAGTGTATGGACGGCGATGCCCGCGCGATTGAGGACGCGATCGACGCGGCGCTGAGCGGACGCCCGGCGGGTATCGAAGTCACGCTCAAGACCACGCGCGAGCGGTTTGTGGGACACCAGACGATGGCCAGCGTCACGCCGATGGATGTGCAGGGGTGGCAACAGCCAGCCGCCGATCCGCCGGCCGAGGAAACAGCCGCCGATGATGGGCTCGGCCCGTTCCGCCGCGCGCTGGGCGACGAGGAAGCGGACGAGGGCGACGAGGAAACGCTATGAGCACCGGCGCCAAAATCCCCTACGCCACCGCCCTGGCCGCTGCGCAGTCGCTTGCTACCGCGCTTGAGCCCTACTGCGCACGCACTCTGATCGCCGGCTCGCTCAGGCGGCGGCGGCCCGAGGTCGGTGACTTGGAACTGGTGGTGATGCCGATTGTCGAGCCGATCCCCGATCTGTTTGGCGACCCGTCCGGCCTGTTCCGCAATAGGCTCGACGAGGGATTGAAAGCGCTGGGCATCGCCGACGTTCGCAAGAACGGGCCGAAGTTCAAGCAGTTCGCGTGGGACGAGTTGCCCGTCGACCTGTTTATCGCCAGCGCTGAGACGTGGGGCTGTGTGGCCACGATCCGCACGGGCAGCTCGGATTTTTCCAAGTGGCTGGTCACCGACAAACGCCACGGCGGCGCATGCCCAGGCATGTACAAGTTCAACGAGGGCCGCATCTGCCAGGGCGCAACGCCGGTGGCCACGCTTGAGGAGCGCGACGTGTTTGCGCTGCTGGAGCTGGATTGGATCGAGCCCGAGGCGCGCGTCGAGGGACGCTGGAGGCGATGATGCGCGAACCTGAGCTGACCCCGCCGCTGCTGCTCGACCTGCCGGATGGTGTACGCGCCGCGTTCATCCCCGGCAGCGAGCCGCCGGCCTACCGGCTCGATCTCGTGGGGATGGCGATCCCGGTCGAGATCGTCATTCCTGAGGACCTGGCCAGGGCGGGCTGGTACTGGCACGGCTCGACACTGGCGCACCGTGATGGGCTGCTGTTCATTCACACATCGGCCTATCCGCCGCCCGGCTGGCCCAGCGCGCGCCCGAACTGCTTCGAGGTAGCCAGGGAGAGCGACACGCGCGCAATCACGTTTGCGGCAGCGCGGGCTGAGCGGGCCACACCACCGACGAAGAAGCGACGACTGGCCACGCCGCCACCGAGCGCGCCGGCGACGGCGCAGCAGCTGGCAATGGAGCTGGTATGACGTCGCCCTACCGCACCACCCCACCGCCTGCGCGGGGCGACCTCGTGCGCTGGGCCTGCTATGAGGCCGCTGCATGGCCGAAGGGGACACCACAGGGCGAGAGCTACACCTACTGGGTGCGCTACGCCGAGCGCCAGCGGGTAACGCAGGCGCAAGCGCGCCGATTGGTCGCCGTGCAGACGATGATGGAGCTGAACGTATGACCGCCGACACGCTGAAAAGCCCCTTCCCCTACTTTGGCGGCAAGGCACGCATTATGGGCCAGGTGTGGCCACGCTTCGGCTGCGTGCAGAACTTCGTGTCACCGTTCTTCGGCGGCGGCTCCGATCTGCTGCTGCGCCCAATAGAATGCGGCGCGAAGCCCGGCGCGGCGTGGCCGGACTGCTTCGGCACTGAGACGGTCAACGACATCGACGCGCTGCTCTCGAACTTCTGGCGGGCGCTCCAGCACGATCCCGAGGCGGTTGCGGCGGCGGCTGACTGGCCCGTCAACGAGGTCGACCTGCACGCGCGCCACCGGTATCTCCGCGACCGGCGCGGCTGGGTTGAGGAGTTGATCGGCGATCCCGATCGGTATGATGCTCGCTTGGCCGGCTGGTGGGTATGGGGGATCAGCCAGTGGATCGGCTCGGGCTGGTGCCCGCCATCCCCTGCCAGCATCGCCGACGTGGGGGAGCTTTCTCGCCAACTCCCCCACGTCGGCGATGCTGGCAGGGGCATCCATCGTGCCTCGGATGCCCATGCACTCCCCCGCAAACGCCCTGCGATCGCCGGGACCGGCGATCGCACGCACAAGGGTCTCGGCGTCCATCGGGCGAGCCTGCATGAGCCGTGGCAGGCGCGGCCGTTCCTGAGCCACAAAGGACAAGGGGTCAATCGTCAGCTTCCCCATCTGCAAGGCGACAGCGGCGCGAGCGGCAACGGCATCCACGCCAACGCCTTCGAGCGCAAAACCGGCGGCCTGTACGCCTACTTCGAGATGCTGGCCCAGCGCCTGCGCCGCGTGCGGGTCTGCTGCGGCGATTGGCGGCGGGTGCTTGGGCCATCAGTGACCTTCCGCCACGGCCTCACGGCGGTTTTCCTTGACCCGCCCTACGACCAGGCGGTCCGCGCCGACGTGTACGGGTTCGAGTCGGGCGTGTTTGACGACGTGCGCGAGTGGGCGATCGAGAACGGCGATAATCCCCTGCTGCGCATCGCCCTGTGCGGCTACGACTTCGAGATGCCCGAGGGCTGGCTGTCGCTCGCCTGGAAAGCCCACGGCGGCTATGGGAGCCAGGGCGAGGGGCAGGGGCGGGCGAACGCCCACAAAGAGATCATCTGGTTTTCACCACATTGTATTGATCCCGCCGCCGATGCTCGCGCCAGCTTTAGCCAGCCGATCACGGTGCGCGAGTCGAATTATATCGGCACCTTATTTGAGGAGCAACCCGAATGACGCACGCCACCATTCTCAACGGAGTGCCGGCATGATCCGAATCATTATCGACGCGCTGCCGCCCACGGTCAACCACATGTACATCACCTGCAAGGGTGGCCGCAAGGCGCTCAGTGCTGAGGCCGAGGCATTCCGTAAGCTCGTGCTTGCCGCGCTGAGTGGCGTGCTGCCAGCTGTGCCTGAGGGGCCGCTGGAGTTCACGCTGCGCCTGACCCTCGACACCAAACGCCGGCAGGATATCGACAATCGGATCAAGGCCGCGCTCGACGCCGTGGCCATCGCGCTGCGCTTCGATGACTGCCGGGTGAGCCGGATTATCGTTGAGCGCGCGGGCTATGCGGCGAAGCAGCCGCGCTGCGAGATTGAGATCGGGGTGCTGGGGTAATGGAGCAGTTCTATGTGGGCCTGCATCAGCCATCAGACGCACAGCATTTCAGCCACTGCTGCATCCACGTGGGGCGACTGGAGACGCGGCAGAAGCCGCTGGGCTGCCGGAAGCTGGTTCTTGACAGCCAGGCATTTCGTGTCCTCGAACTGCACGGCGACCACCAGCTGACGCCCGCGCAGTACGCCGCGCTCGCCCGGCGCGTCGCTGGCCTGTGCGACGAGATCGTAATCGTCGCACAGGATTACATGTGCGAGAAATATATTTTCGATTGTCGTGAGCGGCTGACCGGCGTGCGCTTCACCGTCGCCGACCACCAGCGGCTGACGATCGCGCGCTACGACGCGCTGCACTATCACGCGCGCGGACTGGCCGTGATGCCGGTGCTTCAGGGCTACGCGCCAGCCGAGTACGTCGACCACATCCGGCAGTACGGGCGCAGGCTGGCGCCGCGCGCCTGGGTTGGCGTCGGGTCGGTCTGCAAAAGGAACGGCGATATTAACAAAATTGCTGAGGTGCTGATCGCGATCAAAGCCGCGCGGCCCGATTTGCGCCTGCATGGCTTTGGGCTCAAAACCACCGCGCTGGCCAGCGACCTGATCGAGTCGCTGCTGCACAGCGCTGACAGCATGGCGTGGTCGATAAACGCGCGCAAGAACGGACGATCGGCGAACGACTGGCGCGTACTGCGCGCTTCGTCGATAGGCTCGCAACGCAGCCCCTCAAGTCGCACGCCTACCAGCACAGGATGGCACTGTGATGACCACCGATCTGGCCATCGCCGCCGCCCTACGGCGCGTTGCCGAGCGCGTCCGCGAGTTCGAGCGCGAGAACCTGCCGCGCGACGACAGCGACGCCCTTGCTCAGTGGCGGGCAGGGCGACGCAGCGCCGCAATGGAGATCGCAGCGTGGCTGGAGCAGGTGGCCGCGCAGTACGAGGATTGAAAGGAAACCTTGATGAAAGCAACACAGAAAGAGCTCGAAGAGCTCGCCAATGTGGCAATCCAGGCGTACAGCTTCTACCTTGATGAGCAAAACTTTGATAGCGAGTGCGCTCAGGAGCTTGCCGTCGCAAGCCTCGCAGGGACGGGCTACACCGATGGCACGCCGACCATCGTTTGTCTGTGCGGCTCGACACGCTTCTGGCGCGCGTTCCAGGCGGCGAGCCTACGCGAGACGATGGCAGGCCGGATCGTGCTGAGCATCGGCGCGGCATCTGGGACGGACGATGAGCACTTTGGAAACTTGCCACGTGAAGAATATGACCGCATTAAAGCTCAGTTAGACGAGCTGCGTCTGCGCAAGATCGATCTCTGCGACGAGGTGCTGATCCTGAATTGCCAAGGTTACATCGGCGAAAGCACGGCGCGCGAGCTGGCCTATGCGCAGTCGCTCGGCAAGCGCGTGCGGTTTTTGGAGGGGTAGCTATGGCAGGGCGTTTTCTGACCCTCGACGAAGCTGCCGAGCTTTTGCGACTGAAGGATCGCAGAACCGTGATAGCATGGGGCAAAGAGGGCCGCATCCGCGTGATTGGGGAGCGGCGTCATCTCCTCGTCTCTGCGGCCTCGATCGACGCATATGAGCAAGGAGAATCCCCATGGCATCACGAAAGAAGCCAGCTCGCCGCAAGCCAAACACCGGCGCCATCCGCCACAAGTCCGGCCGGTCGCTCCCGTGGGAAGCGGCATTCCCGATCGGACACGGTGATTATCGGTACGACTCCTTTGCTACGCGGCCGGAAGCTGAGGCGCACCTCGACCGACTGACTGCCGAGCGCGACGACCAGGAGGCGCCGCGCAACATCATCGGCGGGTCGCAGCGGGTCGACGTGTTTTTGACAACCTGGCTCGACAGCAAGCGCGCCCACGTCAAGGAAAAGACCTTCCAAGACTACACCTACCTGTGCGATCTCGCCGTGGCCGAGATCGGCAACCTCCGACTTGACCAGGTGAGCCGCGAGCGCGCCGACGACCTGATCGCCTACTTCCATCGGAACGGATTCAAAAGCGTCGACGTGCTGCGCGCGGTGCTGCGCCAGGCGTTTCAATACGCCTTCGAGGAAGAGTACATCAAGCGCAACCCCTTCCAGCGGGTCAAAGTGCCGCCGATCGACCGGCGCCGGGGCATCGCACTGGCCGAGGCCCAGCGGGCCGCCCTGCTCGACGCCGCCGCAACCGAGGATATGCCCGCGGTGCCGCTCGGCCCGCTCTGGCACCTGTACGCGCGCCTGGGCCTGCGCCGCGGCGAAGGGATGGGACTACGCCGGGCCGATATCAACTTCGCCACGGGCACACTCACGATCGTGCAGCAGTACACCGGCCTGGGCAGCAAGACCATACTTTCAACCCCCAAAACAAAAAGAAGCAAACGCACCTTGCCGATCCCGCCGGACCTGCTCGAGCTGCTGCGCATCCACCTCGAAGACCAGGTGAAGCGCGCAGCACGCGCGCCCGGCTGGGAGGTGACCGGCCTCGTGTTCACCGATGCCAAAGGCCGCAACCTGACCTACGGCCACGTGGAGTATCGCTGGCGCCTGCTGCGCGCCCGCGCCGACATTCCCCAGCAAACTGTCATCCACGACCTGCGCCACACCGCCCTGACCACCCTCGAGCTCAGCGGCGCGCCGCGCAACGTCGTGCAGGCCATCGCCGGGCACGCCTCAGCAACCCAGACCGGCCACTACACCGACCACGCCAGCGTTGATGATATGCGCCGGGTGTTGGGCTGAAGATACCCCTAAAGTCCCCTAACATTGATCTAGACAGCACTCTTGCAGTGTGCTATACTGCACACATCGGAAACAGATAGCACACAGGAGACACGACGATGGCAACACTCATCGAGGTCAACATCGAGGCCAACGAGCCATGGACAGCCGGCCAGCGCATTGCATTCGACACCGCCGTGATGGAATATGTTGAGAGCAATCTGAACGTTGCGGAGTATGCCGGTAGCGCTAACTTCGACGCCGATGCGCAACTCACCGCCAACGGCGCGGGCTATATCGGCTGGGGTGCCAACGCCCACGACGACGCCGATGGCCCGGTATTCGATGATAGCAACGCCGCCCAGCGCTTCGCTGATATCGTGCGGTCGCATGTGTGCAACCTCGGCATGACCGTCAAGCAGTTTACGCTGTGATGGCACGCAAAGTTGACCGCTCCGACCCCGCTGCCGTAAAAGAGTACAGACATTATATGTATGTCATGAGCCCGGCGACCTACAAGCCGACTGGCGAGAAGCCAGAAAGCGGCACACCCAAAGCCGTCACAATCAACGGCGTGACGTACCCCACACTGGCTGCCGCGGCTCGCGCGCTCGGCGTATCAAAGCAGCGCGTGTCACAGAGAGTAAAGCGAGATGGCTATGACATCGAATGGTAAACACGACATGGATCGCGGCGGTGGCACCACGATCCGCCGCGTCAACCTGAGCGAGAAGGCCGCTCAGGAACTGCGCCAGCGTGCGACCATCACGACCACGCGCTACCGCAAGGAGGACGCTGACGAGGCCGCCTCGGACATCCTCGAACACCTCGCAGCCGGGCGCCTGCTGCTCCTGTCGGACGATATGCGCGCCGCGCTGCCCTGGCTCGAAGCCGCGCGAGCGCAGTGCTTTCACGAGGACGCACAGAGAGGACTTGATCAAATCATCGCGGCGCTGCTCGTTATGCAAGCGTCTTGACACTGTATGATATACTGTACGTGTGACGATGGCTGACAAGGGCACACATGATGAGTAAGCGCACGAGCGTTCGGATACCCGATGATCTTCATCAGCAGCTCGCCGAGCGCGCGCAGCGCGAGCGCCGCACCATCAGTAATTTAATTGTTGCGCTGCTCTCCGAAAAAATCGAAGAAGAAGCAGCGAACGTGGCAACGAGCGTGGCAACGAGCGTGGCAGCGTTACCCAAAGACGATAGCTCTCCCCCGTCCTAATCCCCTAAACCCCCTCCCGTTTGCACCCAATGTCATCTTGGGTGATGGGGGTGTTACGGGAGGGGATCTGGGGTTAATACTGCGAAACGCAGTGCATGTGCATCGGCCTGGATCGGGTCGTATCTATCTCGGAACGTGGCCATGAACGTGGCATAAGGAGTAAGGCATATGACACAGCGAACGATTGTCGGTCACGTTTCCCCAGATTGGGACTGTATTGTCGCGCTTTGGCTGCTCCAGCGGTTCGGCGGCTTCGCCGATGCCGAGATCAAGCTGGTGAATACGGGCGCGCCTGACTCCGACGTGCTCACTTCGGCCGCTGCCGTGGTCGATACAGGGCGTGTCTATGACAAGTACAACAATCGCTTTGATCATCACCAGTTCCCCGGCGCGACAGCAAACGAGACATGCGCGGCGATGCAGGTGTACACGCACCTACTGCCGGGCGCCGATCTGCGGCACTTGAAGCCGTTGATCGAGCTGGTCCTGGCAGGCGACACTGGCAACGCGCTGGCGAACCCGTCGCGCCAGCTCGGCATCCACGCGCTGCTGAGTGCCTGGAAAGCGCGACGGGTATCTGATGATCTTCTCCTGATGCGCGGGTTTGATGTACTGGACGACCTGGCCCAACGACTTCTTGATCAGCAGGAAGCCACGGCATCGCTTGACACGCATACGGTTTATCGTAGCGCCGACGGCCTGCTCATCGCCCTAGACGGCGCTGCGCAAGGTGCAACCTTCGCCGCCTTCGAGGTGGGCGCGCTGCTGGTGGTGTGGCATAGCCCATCGGAGGCAACGATCGCAGTCGGCATCAATCGCGCGCCCGAGAGTGGCATCGATTGCGGCAGAGTGGTCGCCGCTGCCATCCAATCGACGGATCAGCATGGCGTAGTCGATGAGCTCGTCACGTGGTTTTGCCACAACAGCGGTTTTTTCGCCGGGCGTGGCACACCGAAGGCGCCCGATGCTACGCCACTACATGCGCCAATTCAGACCATCGCCGCCGCCCTTGACGCGGCGTGGGAGCGCTGATATGCATCCATCAGACGAAGCCGCCGCGATCTTTAATTGGTACTTCGCCCAGCTCGCGAAAGCATGTGACCTGAAGTGGTCCGAGCGCAACGCCAGCGACATTGCCCGCGCGGTCGCGCTGCTGGGCCAGGCTGAGTCCGCGCCGCTCGACGAGGTGCCGCCGTATCGGCCGGTCGTGTCGGATCGCGTCACGCAGGTGTTCGAGCGCGAGGACTACGGCGATCCACGGTTTGGGCGGTTTCGGCAGCGCCGCGCGGTGCAGGACGATGAGACCGAGCGGCTGCTGCGCCGGGAAGGGGGTGGGAGGTGAGTAGTCCAAAGGCCATTCTCGATCGCATGAATAACCGCCTATCGCGTTTGCGGGAAGCCGCGGCGGCTGTCCGATCGGGCCTGGGCGGAGCGCCCTTCGTTTGGAACGGCGTTGAAGGCGATATGTATGTGCCCTACGCCGCACAGCTCGGTATCACACTAGTGACACTGACGCAGATCAAGAAGCGCGGCTATCGGCTGAAGAAAAACGCCACGCCGGTCGGCTCACGCTACTTCGGCGCGCCGATTCAGAAGTATGCCGATCTCTATGTTTTGGAATGCCAGGCGGTGAAGAGATGAAAATCAACGCCTATCTGCTCATCGACAGCCGCGGCGCGATCGAGGTGCGCAAGAAGCCGCCCGCGCCGCACCTGCGCCAGGTGGCGGTGCGATTGTCGATCGAGATCAGTGACACGTGGTTCCATCGGCCGATCCCCTCGGTCAGCATCGCGGTGCCAGATGATCACGTGCTGCCAGCGGTGGTAGTCGAGACGGAGCCGCTAGAGGAGAACGTACAGTGACCACAGCAGCCCTTCAGCTGACCGATGATGCCCGCTGGCTCACCCGCGCCTGGCATCACACCGTCGTCATCCCCGCGCGCGCCGTGGGCCAGTGGGCGGCCGTCGCGCTGATCACCAGCGGCACACTCTACGGCGTGCTGTATATCCTGGGCCATTACAAGGTCATTCCCGCACTTCCCACGCCTGAGCAGGCCATCTGGCTGGCCCTGGCGCACATTGTACCGCTGATCGTCTTACTCTTTTTGTATACGTTATGCAAAAGAGATTACTTGGTCGAGGCGCGCGCTGAGCGTGAGACGGCGGCGGCGGCGGCCCAGGTCGCGCTCGATGCCCAGGCGGCACTCAGGCTCGACTGGCAGCGTCAGCAGCTGGAGATCGAAACGGCCCAGCAGCAGCTCGAGATCGAGGCGGGCCACGTTCGGCTCGAGCGCGCGCGGGCGAAGATTGCAGGGTCGGCAGCGCCCGTCAAAAGCTACCAGTGCCCGACGTGTGGCAAGGAGCTGACCGCGCAGCAGCACTCAGTCAATCAGCGCTACGGCGGGTCGTGCAAGGAATGCCGGCATACGTAGGCTACGAATCGTATACGAATTGCAAAACGTAGATTGGCCCTACGGCGTAGGGTCGAAGATCAGGGGGTAGCAATGAGCAATACACGCAGCCGACCGCTCAACGCGCCGCCGCTCGATCGAGCGATGCTCGACAGCGCGGCCAGTCCGACGCGGGTTGTGTTTGGGATCATTTTTCTGGCCTGGTCGTGGATCTCGACGGTGAGCGTGCTGGGCACCTTCCTGATACCGGCGATGCCCGGCGATGCGGGCGGCGTGCCCATCTCGTACCTGGTGGCGCTGGGCGTGGCGCTGCTTGTCACCGCTCTGGAGTTTGTCAGCGCCGGGCGCTGGGGTCCGGTGTACTGGCTGGTGCTGCTGCTGTTTGACACGCCCTTCACGACGATCCAAACCCACGCCTGGCTGGCCGTGCTGGTCACGCCCTATCTGGAGGGCGGCGTGCTTACGAGCGGTGCTGATGCGGCCATCTGGTTTGTGTCGCTCATTTGTGGCGTCGTTGCCGCGATATTAGGTGAGCTGTTGCTCTTCGGTCGGAGGTGATGCGATGCCCCCTACGCCTGCGCCCAATACCTGGGTGCTGTTTCTGCTCTGCCTGGTCGCCGCAGGTGGACTGATCGGGCTGTTTTGGCTCAATCACTACCTGCGCACGGGCGGTGCGAGTGTCAACCGTTCTCAGGATGTGCAACAGCCCGATCCGCACGCAGACCGGCAGACAGATCAGACAGACAACGCAGACAGACCTAGCGTCTCTGCGGGATTGCTGCGTGTGCCTCGGCTGCAACTTGACAGAACGAAAACAGCCGTGATAGAGGTATTGGTTTACAACGGCTGGGGAGTGGGGGAGATTCGCGCGGTGCTGAAGGGCGACAGCAACGCCTTCGGCGCCGAGGTCGAGGCCGCTCGATTGCGCCTTGGCATTGATCCACCGGCGCGTGAATTGCGCGTACGCGACGAGAAGGGCGCGCGCGTGATCTCGATGTAAGCCGACGCCATCCCCTGCCACGTGGCTCGTGAGACAGCGATGATCGCAGGGGGATGGCGCTACCTCACACCGACCTCTCGATGACCTCACAGTAGCGCCCGCCGGGCCTTTTCGTCCCAAGGAACGTCCATGCACTGCATCATCATCGCCGCGCTGCTGCTCAGCCTCGCCCCGCCCGCCGATCCCCCACGCCCGATCCACATCATCTACGTCGAGCCGCCTAACACCGTCTGGACGACCGACGAGCGCGCCGAGGCCCGCGCCGGGGTGCAGGCCGCGCTCGACTTCTGGCAGCAGCTGGCGCCCGTCCCTGTGCCATTGGCCATCGCGAGCGAGCGCGTTATCACGACGACTGACGATATCTACGCGCAGCTCGCCTGGTCGCGCCCCTACTGGCAGCCACCAGGGCTAACGCTGTTTCTCATCGACGGGGATCAGTGGCTGCTGGGCACGTCGCTGGCGCAGTCCCAGACGCCGCTGGGCCTCATCTGGGCGCTGCGCGCGAGTGGCGACGACTTCGCCGCAACCATCGCCCACGAGCTGGGCCACGTGGTGTATGGGCTACCGCACCAGTATCAGGACGGCGACGACATTATGGGGTTTGCGGTGACCGCCGCCTATCAGGCGAGGCGCATCGGCTGTGCGAGCCTGGCCGAGCTGGGACGGCCGTGCGCACAGGTGTGGCTGCCGTTTATCGTACAATGACGATGATAGAACGCTTGATTTTGCTATATAGCAATGGTATACTCCTCTTAGTGATTAGCTATATAGCAAATAGGGGACGACGATGAGCACCGCACAGGCAGCCGTCACGCACATCACGTTCGAATTCGACAGCTACGATTTTTGGACCAGCTGGGAGCAGGAGGATCTGGACGCGATCGACCTATCGGGGTCGATGCGCAAGTATTTCATCACCGTCGCCAAGCAAATCGCCGAGTCCTACGGCGCGACCTGGAAAGCGACCTGGTCCGAGACTGGCACCGGACATAAAGTCTATGTCGATTTCACGGATGAGGACGCGCCAGGCACGTACACGATCGAAGAGTCGATCTTGGACGAGGCGACCCACCCCGGCCTGGAGCAGGAGGAGTGGGTGGTGGAATGAGCACGAGACGACGCAACCAGAATCTTGCGCCAGACGAGGCGGCGGTTCTGCGAGAGATCGCCGCCTACCACGGCTATACACAGAAGAGCGGTCAGCAGGCGGGCAACGGCAGCGTGTTAGGGCTGACACTGGCGATCGTCCATGGCGATATACAAACCGTCAGCCTGGACGAGGACGAGCTGCGGCGGGTCGTGCCGTGGCTCTCTTCGCAAGCCGCCGATCTGATGGCAAGCGATCCGATCCTGGCCGATGTGCTCGCGGGCCTGGCTGCGCAGCTGGGCGCGTGTGTGTCTGAGCAGGTGCGCGTCGAAGCGCCCGCGCCGACAGCTGGGCCGATCGACACGATGGATGGGTAGTCAAACACCCTGCTTATCGTATCCCCTCCGCTTGGCGGGCAAGCATCGTTTCGAGGGTCAGCGGTGGCAGCTCGGGCTCGACGGCAAGCGCATCGGCCATCGCGTCATAGCTGGTGTGCGTGACGCGGAAGGTGCGAATGCGATCGACCGATGCCGAGAGGCCCGGCGAGAGGTTGCGGATGGTGATGGTATCGCCCGAGCGCACCAGCCACAGCGGGTAGCGCGCCCCGCCGGCGTCATAGACCGCGTCGAATGGCACCGTCGCGCGGGGCAGCGGGTCTTTGTGGTCCTGCAGCTCGGCATCGCGCTCGATGCCCGCCTGGGTGGCGCTGGTGGTACTCGTATCGACCGCTGTTGCTCGGAGCAAGCCATAGCGCGCACTGCTCGTCGTGTCGCTGCTGCTGGTGGTCCGCTGTGTGCGACCATTGGCATCCTGGTAGGTCGCGCGTACGCTGTTAAAGAGTTGCTCGAGTGTACGCGCCACTGAGAGATCGGTCACATCGACATACCACGCACGGCTCGCGCTCTGCTGCGGTCGGAAAAACAGCGTTCGGTCCTCATAGACACCGACCTCCCACATGCGCGGCGGGGTTTGATTATCGCCCAGTGCGGCCAGGCGCGTCAGCTCGGGCGCCATGTTTGCGCCCTCAAAGACCTCGTCGATCAAGTCCAGCCCAGGGCTCTGGATCAGCGCCGTCGAGCTCGACAGCTGCGCCGAGTTGAGTGCGTTGACATAGCTGGCCAGCATATCCTTCGCGATCTCATCGGCGGTCACCTTGAAGCCCTGCACGGTGTTCGTTGTCACGTAATTGCCTACAAATGTGGCGTTAAACTGCGTAGCAGAGCCAATGCTGATCACGGTTACGATTTCGCTTGGATTATTCCCCGAGCTCATTACCAGCTCCATGCCGACATACATGCCCGCCGTGCTGCCGACCGTCGCCGTGACATTCGCGCCCGCGTTCCTGTTTGCGGTCAGGGTGGTGTTTACTCGGTTTGTTGAGCTTGTCACAACCCTGACGTGTGTGACTTTGGCATAGCTGGCCCAGGTCTGGCCCGCATAGGCCGCGCCAGCATTGCACAGCACATCGATCCCGCACGTCTCGCGCGGCGTGCCCAGGATCAGGTGATAGGCCCGATTGACCAGCGCGGCCGTGCCGACCAAACTCGCCTCGACCGCCGCACTGCTGAGCGCGCCGCTGATATCGCCCGCAAACGACACACAGCGCCAGGTGTGTGCGGCCGGCAAATTGATCTCCAAAGCGAATTGAATCCCGACAATGTTCCGTGTCGAGCGGTGTGGGATGCCGAAGAGGAGCCCAGACGCCTTATTGGTTGCGTAGGTCGCGCCAGCGGTCAGCCCAATGCCCAGCCGGTTATTCGTGTCTCTGGTCCAGCGCTCACTATCCGAGTACGCCGCGATGCCCATGTCGGTGGTGGTTTGGATGAAATCGGCGACGGAGCCCGACGACCACGCCGCAATGTAGGGGATGTCGAAGAGCGCTCGCCAGTAGCCCAGTGCCTGGGCGGTGAAGCCCAGCGTATCCAGCGTCGGATCTTCGAGGCGCCCCTCCCAAATCGTCTGCCCATACATCGATACGCCGACATACAGCAGCGCCTGGTCATACAGGCGAAACGACTCGATCAGCGCCTGTTCAAGCGCGGCGGTCGCGCGCTCGTACCCGCGCTCATTGGTCGTGAGCACGCAGCTGGTGGCATAGGGCGTGCAGTCGAGCAGCAGGCCGCCGCCGCTGGAGGGAGGACCGCTAAACAGGCCAAACATCAGCATCGGTGTTACCTCGGCGACAAATAGCCATTGCTGCGCGCGACCGTGATCGCCGCGCTGCCGACGGAACCGACCGTGCTGGGGCGCCAGAACGACCCGCTCACGGCGGGATTGGCCACGCCCAGCCACACGGCGGCCACCGTGGCGCCCTTCGTCATAATGTAGGCGTCGCCATTGTAGGGCGAGACGACGATCGGCGAGGTGCCGGCCGTGGCCAGCGGCGTCGGCGCGCTCAGCGCGCGCGGGTCGAGCACCGCCGGGGTGTAGCCAGGGGTGAGCACCGGCACGGCGTACACCGTCGCAACCTGGCTATACAGCGCGACGGTCGTGCTGGTCTCGTCGTCGACCGCGTGCACGACCAGGTAATCAATGTCGAGCGTGCCGCTGGCCGCGCTGGCCGTGGCGTCGAACTCTAGACCATACACCGCCTGCTGCGCGCTCATGATCCCCAGAAACACGATGCGCGGCGTCTGAATGCTCGCGTCGATTGTGGTGAGCGGCCCGATCGATTGCGGGATGCCCGCCGATGACCAGAGCGCCGGGCGCAGGGTGAACACGGTCGTTGTTGAGTTATTGCGCACGGCCGCCCAGACAGCCACGCGGCGCGCGTTCGCGTCGAACGAGGCGAAGGCCCAAAACAAGGTTGCTGAGAGCGCCCCAGGGGAGTAGCGGATCACGCTGCCGCCGCGCGCGCGGGCCGCCGCGTCGGCCTGCGTGGCCCACGGCGCCGCGAACGAGGCCGCCTCGCCCTCGTAGATCTGCAGCCGGCTGGTGCTGTTCGCGGTCAGCACAAACGACGGCGACGACGAGTCAATATAGGTGGGCACGCCAGCGACCGTAAAGTCATAGGTTAACTTCGTCGGACTGCTGATGGTCAGGGTGCTGGCCAGCGTCGCGCTCTGTACGGTGGGAATCGCCGCCACGCTCGAGCTGGCCGTTTCAGCGGTCGGGTTGAGCCACTGGCCCGTACGCAGGAAGCGCAGCCGCACCCCACGGATCTCGTAGTACATCCCCACGTCGTTAAAGATGGCCGGCAGGGTCAGGTTCGTCTCATCGCCCGGCGCGCGCCCGATCACCAGCGCCTGGCTCGGATTTGCCGTGGTAAACAAGGTGCTGCCCTGCGGGGTGTACTTGAGCAGCACGGGCGAGACGTTTTCGCCCAGTCGCCAGAAGCGATCGGCATTGTCGAGCAGCCGCACCAGCGTTTCCAGGTTGCTCAGCGCGGTGGCCGCGTCGGCCCCACGAATGTTCAGTTCCCACTCTTCGATCACCTCGTTCCACGGCCCGCGCCCGAGAGCCGCCCGGCGGCGGGTCGTGATGGCCACCGCCCAGGTACCACGCACCGGGGCATAGCTGGTCAGGCCGCCCAGCCCATCGGCAAAGGTGGCGGTGAGCGTGCCATCAGTCATCACTAGATAGGGAAAGCCTTGAACGGCCATCGTTTACCTCGTGCGGCGCCGCACCTCAGCGGCGTCGGCGGATTCGTTCACGACCTTGCGCACAATGCGCTCGTATTCTGTGGTGCTCATCGTGCTGCCGCGCGCGTCGATATGGAAGGTCATTTGCGTGGCAGGCACGCCGCCCGCGCGGAACCCAGATCCCGGCTGGCCGCCCGGCTGTGGGATGTACGTCCCTTCTGTCGGGGCTGCCTGGCTGAACTGAGCAAACAGTTCTTCGAAGTCCGAGAGCATCTCCAAGAACTCGCTTGGTATATCTACCTGGAAGATGGTTTGCGCCGTCGCTGCCAGCTCCTCAAACTGGCTCTTCTCCTGCTCCTGCCGGGTTTTGAGCGCATCGAGCTCAGCCGCCTGCGCCTCTTTGATCAGCTCGATGCGCTCGGCGTAGCGCGCCCGCTCGTCGGCGGCATTAGCCTCATTCTGACGCTGCGCATCCTCGTTGAGCGCGATCTCTTGCTCGAGCGCGGCCCGCTTGGCGGCGTCGGTCTCGTCGAGCAGCTGCCGTTCAAGATCGGCGCGCTCCTTGGCCAGCTGCTCGGCCTCTGTGCCGCCGGCCTCGTTCATCTCCTTTTGGAGCTTGGCCAGCTCGAAGATTTGATCGGAGCGCTTCTTAAAGAAGGCCGCCGCCTCCTCTGGGTCTTCGATTTTTCCAGCTTCGAGTTCAGCCTTGGCGAGCTGATCCTTGATCGTCTCGCGCTGCTGACCACTGAACTGATCGAGGCTGCGCAGGTTGCGCTCCTCGGTGCGCGCGGTGCCGGCCTGGATATCGAACATGCCCGCGGTGGCATCGGCGATCAGGTCCGGCAGCCGGGCCGCCGCCGCCACGACCTCATCAACCAGGTCTTCCATTTGCTTCTTGGCTTTGGGCTCGGCGTTTTCGACGCTATCGAGCATCGCCTCAGTCATCAGATCGACTGCATTTTGGAGCGCTGGTATGCCCTCGTCCATCGCCTCGATCAGGCTGAGCAATCCATCTTCGCCGATATCGGCCATCGTGCCGGCCAGCTCGCCCGCCTTGGCGGTCATGCCAAAGAGGATCTGAGAGATGATCGACTCGCCCGACTTCGAGAGACCGTAGAGCGGTGATGAGCTATCCTTGGGATCGCTGAAGGGCAACGTGTCGCGAACCGCCTGCAACTGGTCATTCCACCAATTCAGCAGTTCGTCCCACTTGGCCTTCATCCCGTCCCAGATCATATCGACCGCCGCCTGACCGACGCCAGCGACCTGCTCAGGCAGGCCTGTAATAGTTTCAACGAGACCATTCAGCGCGTCGTCGGTCAACTGGTTGACCGCATCCCAGGCCATCGACAGTTCGTTCTGCAGGATGGTGAGCGCCCCTGAAAGGATCTGCTGAATACCCTCCCACACGCCGCTGAACATGGTCTTGACGGCTTCCCAGACGCCATCCCAGTCGCCCTGGATCAGCGCCAGTGTGGTCGCGATCACGCCCTTGATAACCGACAGCGTCACCTGGATGACGCCCTCGATCACGGTCCATACGCCGCTGAGGATGCCCAGGATCTCTTCGCTATGGGCACTGATAAAATCTGCGACGGTGGTGAAAATAGGAACAATAATAGCCTGGATTAACTCTACAGCCGTGCTGATAATCGTTGCAATTTGATCCCAGGTTTCCCCCAGAAACCCCTTGATCTCATCGCCGTTGTTTTCAAGGAAGGTCGCAATAACACCAAAAACAGTACTAACAACCTGCTGAATAGGCGGCAACACCTCATCAATTAGGCTCTGTACCTGCTGCCATACCCCGGTGACATCACCGACTATCTTCTCACCCTTCTCTTCGATAAAGCCGGAAATGATGCCGAACACCGATTCAACGATCGATTGAATAGGGGGAAGTGCCGACTCAACAATCCCGCGCAGTATCTCAAAGGTTGGTGAAACCTCAGAGAGAACATCTAGCAGACCCTCAACCGGGTTTGCCGCGTCAGAGAAGGTCACAATAAGGCCGTCAACCGCCTCACGAGCGCCCATCAGCCCATCAGTGATCGCGCCCGCCACATCTGGGGGGAAAATCTTATACAGGCTATTGATGACAGTCGAGAGCACCCCATCGCCGCGCTCGAAAATCTCTACCAGCCCATCGAACGTCTCGCGAACAGAAAGCAGTCCATCTGTGATTTCGCCTGCTACATCGGCGGGGAATAGCTTGTAGACAGTGTTAATGAAGGCAACGAGCGGGCCATTATCAAAGGCACGAAGGAAACCTTGAATAGTGCCGGTGACAGTGCTGATCACCGGCTGTATACTTTCCCATGCCCCTGTAAGCGCTGGGATCGCATCAGCAACTAGCTCCTCAACGACCGGCAGTACCTTATCATTCAGAAAGCCCGCAAACTGATCAATGACCGGCAAGACCTGAGCGGCCACGCTTTCGCCCATCTCACCCAAGCGCGCCTTGAACTGAACCATTCCACCGGATGCCGCCGCCGCCGCCTCTGCTTGCCCGCCGAACTGAACTTCAAGCTCCTTCAGGATGATTTTTTGCGCCTCTACTGCATTGCCAGAGGCGAACAGAGCTTTGATCTGATCTTCTTGGGATTCGGTAAAGGCAACGCCGCTTTTCTTGAGCGCGGTAAACCCTTCGGCGGTGTTGAGGGCTTTGCCGAGCATCATTGACATAGCTTCTGGCGTCTTGTGGAGCGCCGTAGCCATATCAAGACTAGCTTGGGTTGCGAGCGGGAAGACCTCTTTGCCGATATTGGTAAAAGTTAGGAGAACATTTTGACCCTCTTGGATAAGGTCATCACCGAAGGGGGACTTGCCAGCGGCGTCTGACATCTCGCTCGCCATACTGGCGATCTCTTCAGCCGTCAGACCCGCCGCGCTACCAGTTGACTTGATAACGGTTTCAGTTGCGGCCATGAGGAGATTCGCGCCGCGCGCATCCTCAAACGCCGAACCGACAAGATCAGAAAATTGCGAACCGATCGCGCCGATCACGTTCGCGGCTAGAAACCCCCCGGCGCTTTGGAGCATGCCGCTAAAAAAGCCCGTACCCTTTTCACTCGCCTCATCCGCAGCGTCGCCAACGTCATCCAGGCCGATCGTTACACTTTGTAACGCGGCTTTGGATTCGTCGGAGCCAGTGAATTGTATTACGAGGGTTGCCACGAAAAAGCGCCCATCTCTCACTAAGGTGAGAGCGGGCGCACGTCTGCGGCGGCTCTGGAGGCAGCAGCGGGCGCGTGTGCGGCGGCGGCTACAGGATTAGTATAGCACAGTGGTCAAGGACTAGATAACCTGAACCTCTGCGGCTATCCGCTCAAACTCGTGCAGTGGCACGAGGATGCCCTGGGTTGCGTAATCGCGGTTTGGGATTGAGCGCGTGGGGTAGGTTGCGAGCCAGCGCGGCAGCTGCTGGCGTAGGGCGGCGAACGTCAGGATGTAGAGCAGGTCATCACCTGGCACATAGTACATCAGATAGGTTGCCGTGCTGGTGTATGCCCATCCCGGCTTCCCGGCGCGGTCTACTGAGACCGTTTCCACGAAGGCGTTGCCGGTGCGGCTGGCCGTCGAATCGGTTTTGTACTCAACCGCAATCTGTGCGCCGCTCTCTCGGCTGGTGAAAATGCGATCGATGCCGTGGCGCTGCTGCGCGGGCGTAGCAGGCGCAATGCGGTACCACTGCGTAAAGAGGGCATCCAGCACCGCTTCGCCACGCTCGCCCGCCTGGAGTCGTTCTCTGAAGTCATAGGCGTGAGTCATCGGTCAACCCCTTCCACGAACACATGCCCATCATAGGCCGATAGGCGGGCCATCACGGAACCGAAGCGCGAGAAGACCTCGACAAACCGCGCGACGTTCGGCCCCAGGTAGATTAGCGCGTTGCTATGCGTCGGCTGCGATGCCTCTCCATTCACGTTATAGAAGCGGATGCGATTATCAGGAAAGCAAATCGGGAATTGTTTCAGCGGCGCAAACCAGCCATCGCCCGTGCTGGCGTTCACCAGGAGCACCGCTTCGGCCACGTGCCCCAGCTCATAGACTGCCAGCAGGCGACGCACCCAGCGCGCCGCGTTACTCTCGCCACCCTCTTTTCCATACGGCGGGTTGAGCCAGATGCGCGCCGGGTGCTGCACAGTGCCCCACGGCTGTGCGTAGCCATCATCAGCCAGCGCATAGAAGCGCGCCGCCTGTATCGTTCGATTCGCCAGCGCATTACTGGCCGGGTCAAGGTCGATGCCGCCCATCACGGCGCGGGCCGCGTCAACATACTCGGCGGGCGTGTACCATTCGTTGCTTTCGCTGGACGTGAGCAGCTGGTGTGTCGCTGGTGGGGGAGTGGGCAACGGCGGCGCGACATAGGACGCGGCAATCTGCGCTTCGTAGGGGGTGAGCGGTTCGGCGTCGACTTCTCCAAAATCATCGGGCGTTACCGGCTCGAAGGGAAGGGGTGAACGCATATCCTCAACAACGCGAGCGACATGCGCGCCGGTCACTTTGCCGTTCGGCGCGCTCTCAACCGCGCGTTGCCAGGCTTCACGCTGCTGCTCAGGCTCTAAGAGCGCGAGCGGGCGCGTCTGGGCTTCATTTACTGGAAGAATGCCTACAATTGGAGATGCGTCGGTGGGTACAATTGTACCCAAATTACGAATGATACCAGCCGCCGCTATCATCTTGTTCGCATAGTTGCGGGCAATGCCCCAGCGCCCCTGACAATAGTCCTCAAACGTATCGAACTGCCCGCGATACAGCCGCCCATCGCGTATTGCCACCAGCGCGTTGCCGACCTCATAAAATGTTTTAAGACCACGATCGATCGTGGCCTCGTGCTGCGCAAGGTCTGTCGCCTCGATTGTGGTAAGCACCATGTCCGCCTGCTCCATATCGGTTTATCCTTTCAGGCGGGGCGCTGGCGCGATGCCAGCGCCCCGCTCTGTCGCTGCTAGGCGGCTTTGCGCCACGCCGCTGCGCTCGATCCACACGTCGGCGGGGTTGGGCGCTGTGGTGCGCCTGCTTCGTCACGAACGAGCGCAGCAGCCAGCCCTGCATCGTTTAGCAGCGCCGTCAGGTTGTCGCGCAACTGGCGCACGTCGTCCAGGGTCATCACCTCTTCCACACGCTCATTGAGGGGCGATTTGCCGATGATCAGCTCAACACCGGACTTCTGCCCGCCGTGTGTGCCGATCAGCACCTTCGTCAGCCCGTCGCCAATCACGAAATCGGTATAGACAGTGCCGTCCTCGCTCTGCCACTGTTCGGCCTGGATAGCGGGCGCGGCCAGCGGCGCCGCTCCGAGAACCGCATCGATCTTTTCCGCCAGCGCCGCCGCCGCTCCGCCGCTGGCGAGCAATGAGGCGCGTAGGATGGCCGGAAACAGGCGCTTGGTGTTGCCGCCGCTCATGAAGGTGATCAGCGCGGCGGTCTCCGTGAAGTCGAGCACACACGCGGGCTCGCCAGCCGGGCGGATGAGCAGCTCGCCTGTGCCACTCAGCATCAGCAGCATGCCATCTGCGCGCTCGTCGAGGATAACCTGCTTCCACTGCGCGCCCAAACCCAGGCGCTCGCACTTCTCCTGATCAACACAACCATCGCTGCCGGTGCTGGTGGGGTAGTCGGTCGCTGGCGCATCCGGCAGCTCGTCAGCCATCGCCACGGCGGCGGCTTTCTCAGGGGTGTGGTTGTCTTCGTAGTAGCTGAAGGCGTAGTCACGGCAGAGGGCTTCGGCATCGCCGTGGACTTCGCGTGAGCCGATGTACTGCTCGGCAGCGCCATCGATCGAGACGAAGCAATCGTAGTCTTTGTTCTTCTTGTTCCACGCGATGCGCTTGGTAACTTCTGGTAGAATAGTCGTGGCAGTCATTGGAGTACCCTTCCTTTGGTTGCAAGTGGCGGTTGTCGGAGTACCATTCCGATAGCCGCCGCGTCGTTTCTTACTGAGAATACTATAGCACACTCTACAGAGATTGTCAATAGAGAGTGCTATATACTTGACTACAGAGATGTAGTGTGCTATAGTATTCTCATTAGGAAGCAATACCAAGGAGGTGGACATGACGCACTTGCGGGTTAAAGAGCTAGCCGAAGCGAGGGGGCTAAACATCCAGACCCTTTCGCAAAGATCGCAGCTCTCGTATACGACCGTGCTGAACGTCTGGCACGACAAGGCAGACCAGCTGAACCGACGAACCCTTGACAGGTTGGCGGTCGCGCTGGGCGTGCGAGTGCCCGATCTATTTGGGGGTGATCCGGTTGATACACGGGAAAAATCACCGGGGAACTGGGAACCAGCGCTACTGGCAGCGTGAAGCATAAACAGTAGCGCTGGGTCGCAAACGTGCTGCCCGATTGGACCCCGCGCAGCACGCGCATCAGGAGTATACCAGATATGGACATTGCAGCTATCAACCCGCTTGCTCTGCCGTCGCTTTCGCTGAATGAGCGCGCAGCCCTGCCAGATGAACCAGCTATCTATTTTGCCCTCGCTGGCGATGCTACCGTGCTGTACATCGGCAAGGCACGGCGGCTGGCAGAGCGCTGGAAAAGCACGCAGCACCATCGGTATGCCCAACTTTCTGAGATGGGCAATATCCGCCTTGCGTGGCTGTCTGTGAGTGACGAGAAGTTGCTTGATAAAATCGAGATAGCCTGTATTGAGCACTTCAAGCCGACACTCAATAAATCCTTGCGCCCGCGTCGTGCGCGAGATGAAGACGACAAAGGGGCAATTCTTAGAGTCAGAGATGCCGCGAGCGACAAGGGGCTGAACCTAAATCAGTTCGCGCAGGCGCTCAATGCCGCTCGTGCGCGCCGCAACCAGGAATTTGTAGCAATGGGCACGGTTCGCCGCTATTGGTACAGCACGAAGGACGGTAGCAGCACCAGCGAAGAGCTTGACCTGATCAGCTGGTCATTCCTTCAAGAAATCGCCGGGCTATTGGGTGTCAGTGTTTACGAGCTGCTGCCTGTGGAGGACGGCTTGGGGAACCTACTGCCTACGCCATACGCCATGGAAGAGGCCGCGTGACGTAGGCAGTAAGGTGCAAACGTGCTGCTCGATTGGAACCCGCACAGCACGCCGCACCGGGAGTATACCAGATGACAGCGCTTGATCAAGAAACCATTGCCCGTTTTTGGTCACGTATAGATAAGTCGGATGGGCCAGATGCCTGCTGGCCCTGGATGTCACAGCGAGGCATCCGCAACGGGCCATACCACTACGGAAGATTTTCCCTGCCTGGCGGCATACAACTTCTTGCCCATCGCCTAGTTTACGAGTTGACCTACGGCTCCATCCCACCTGGACATGTTGTACGGCATAAGGTCTGCGACAATCCGCCTTGTTGCAACCCCGCACACCTCCTATCAGGCACACATGGCGATAACGTCCGAGACATCTTTGAGCACGGGCGCGGAAGCGGCCAAAAGAAAAGGTGAGGTATAGACGTGCAACGCCCTTACGCATCAGTGGCCGCCGCCGCCGCTTCAATCGCAGCGGTAATCAACAATAACCCCCGCCGCACTTCGATCATGAACGGGCCGCAATCCTCACGATCAATTGCAGCCGCGATCAGCAAAATGCCGCGCCGTATGGCAAGCCATAGTTTTCTGTCACGTTCATTCATCGTCGGCGGGGTAGGGCGTTCCTCGAAGGATGCGCGCCTGATGTTCCTCGTAACTCATTGCTTCCTGGTAGAGCATCCATTCCATCCGGCTCAGGCGGAACGCGGGCGCGATCTCCCAGGGCGGACAATGCCATTTTTGCGCGACCCGGCAGACCCGCGCACGGATAGGGAGGGAACCTCCATAGCCGTAGGCTGCGGAGAGGGCGAGTCGCTCATCGATTTTGGGCCGCGCATGGCCGCTCCGATCTGTCCGAAAACCTCTTTCATCTCGGCAAGATTGAGCGCGCCGATTTCTTCCTCTGTCCAGGATGGCGTAAGGAACGTGATCAGGATTTCACGTGCGCCAGTGAGCGCCTGGTGCATTGTTGACAGGTCGCGCCCCTTCATGCCTTGGAGCGCCGTCGCCGCGCCACTAAAGGCGATCCAGGCGTCGAGGCCGATAGTATCCAGATCGATCTCAATCGGTTTATCGGGGATGGTCATAGCTCACTCCTTTGGAGGGCTGTAATGGATACGAAACGCTGTCGCCGCTGCGACGAAGACAAGCCACTCAATGCGTTCTGTGTCAACCGCGATACTTCAGACGGCCTCAACCCCCTTTGTCGTGAGTGCGGTAAGGCCAAAATGCGCGCCTACCGTGAAAGCACGCGTGGGCGTATCATCACGCGGACTATCCCATCGAACAAAATATGCCGCCGCTGCCGCCAAAACAAGCCAGCGGATGCATTCGATCTCAATAACAGCAACCGAGATGGTCTTTTCAGCTACTGCAAAGAGTGTCGCCGGGAACATGTACGTAGCGCCTATCATGGCCCACAGCGCGAGCGTATGCAAAAAGACAAGCGCCAGTACTGGCAGAAACACCGCGAGCAAGTCACAGCACAACAGCGCGCCGCCTATGAGGCCGATCCCGAACCTTGGAAGGCTCGCGCCCGCGCCTGGCGCGCCGCAAACAAGGATAAGGTAAGCCATATCAATCGCCGCACGAAAGCGCAGCGGCGCGGCGCTGAAGGCTCGCATACGCGCAGAGAATGGCGCGCTATGTTGCAATGGTTCGGCCATAAGTGCCTACGGTGCGGGGCAACGGATAATCTCACCGAAGATCACGTTACCCCTATCATCTTTGGAGGTTCGCACTATATCGCGAACATCCAGCCTCTCTGCTTCTCGTGTAATGCTCGCAAGTCGGATCGAGAGATGACCGACTACCGCGATCCCGATGAACTCGCAGCGTTCCTTGACTCGCTACGGTAGAGTTGCAAGTTCATTCACGATCACAAATTTTCCAGCGTTGCCAGCGGTCGTGTTGTAGCGGCTGCGGAACTTAAAGTCATACTTGTCGTTGCCGTCCTGATCGCCCAGCGCGCCGACCGCGGTGTACTTGATCGGTAAATCGACAATGATGCGCTTGTTCGAGTAGGTTGTGCCGCCTGTGCCCACCGCATCGCCGATCAGGTCGATCCGCAGGAGCTGCGGCGTCTGCGCGCGCCAGAGCGCCTTCTGAGCACTGGCCGCGCCACCGGCGCCGGTGTTGTGCAGAAACGAGAGGGTGCCAGTGATCTTGTGGCCAGCGTAGCTGAACGAGGAAAAGTACAGGTTGCCCGTCATCGTGAAGGTGGGCACCCACTTAATCTCGATATCGATCTGAAAGCCCAGGATCGAATTGCTGATTTGCGTGGTCCCGTAGGCGCCGCCGATAGCGTCAAGGTACAGCTTGCCCTGCTGCACCGGCAACTCCGAAACCGCCGGGATCGTCGCGCCGGCCGCAAAGCCGGTGACATAGTAGCTATCCTGGCGCCCCAAGAGCGTGCCGCTCATCTTTGCCGTCTGACCCATCGCGCCCTTGAGGCTGATCTTCGTGCAGGCGCTGTACTCCATCCGCTCGGTCTCAAAGTTATCGCCGCCGACGACGGTGTAATTGACGCCGGTCGGCTGGGCCGTGGTCGGGATATTCGTGGTGTAGATGAAGTCGGTCCCGACGCCATCGGCCGCGCCGGTCACTGGGCCGCCGAAGCCCATCGCTGCTAGGAACTGAAATTGCTCAGGGGTGGCCGGCGTATCGGCGAGCGCGATGGCGGCCAGGAGCTGCGTGACAGCTGTCCGGTCGGCGCCCTCGATAATGCCCATCAGCTCTTCGATCTCTTCGATCTTGCGCTGATCGTCGAGCATCGCGCCCATCCCGCGCCAGCGGGTTGTCTCGGCGACGGCCGTGCCGGGCGTAACCTCTTTGCCCCACTGGATACGCTGTAGACGCTTGACGCCAATAGCCATAATACTTACTCGCTTTCAGCCGGTGGCGCCGGCGCGGGTGTGTCGATAACGGGCTGCTCCGCAACCGGGCCGACCTCATACAGCGTCGACTCCAGCAGCAGCTTCACAAAGGACGCGCGCCCGCCGTGGCCCATCAGGTCTTTGCCGACCGTCTCGGCCAGCGCTTCTAGCTCGGGCTCGCCCAGGTCGCGCGCGGGCACATCGGGGAGTGCAGCGCCGTTGCCGATGTAGCGCAGCCCTACGGCCCCATCACGATGTTGTACGGCTTTTCCACCACGGGTACTAGACATTTGAGCCCCCAATACACGCCATCGGCCCATTCGATCGGGCCGTGCTGATAGGTAAACAGCTGCGGGCTACTGCCATCACCGATGTGCAGCACCGCCCCGCCCAGGGTGATATCGGCCACCAGCGCGATAAAGACCGGCAGGGGCCAGGCGATCGAGCGGCTGTGCAGTTCAGCGAGCCCGGTGTTACGCGCCCCCACAAACAGATAGATCACCGCGATCCAATCGTGCCGCGCCACGCCGCTGCCGCCGCCCATCGCCTCGGTTGACCAGCTGTGCTCCACCTGCGGCGCCAGGCTCAGGACCGCACAGGGGAACTCGCCGAGGCTGAAGCTCTCCTTGGGATCGTCGTAGACCTTCTTGAGCGTCTGCGGCGATGTGATGGTGAGCAGGCGCGTTTTGATGCCAGCGAGCGCGGCGTCGATGCTCATTTATGGCCTTGTAATAAGATGAGCGCCCAATCGTCTAAATACTGATCGGGTGATAGTTCGGCGCGCAACTCACTAAAGCGCCTCTGTATTTCGGCCTGCACCCTGGGATACGCTTGCTCGAACGTTTCAGTGTGACGCAACCAGTGTTTGGTGGCGGCCACTTCCCACACCAAACGAACAAGTAACTCGCGTTCGTTCATTAGGCTACCCACCGCTTATAGGTGCTGAACATCTGCTTGATATGCCCTGGCCAGTTCGATGGGATATACAGCTGGCCGAACGCGGGCGCCGCCGTCGCGTCGATCGGCGCGCTGCGCTTCTGATAGGCCCAGCCGCACAGCGCATCCATCGCCCACGTAAAGTCACTTGGCAGCGCGGCCAGGTTCGCATAGCCGCCGGTGTAGCTGAGGCGCATCTGTAGGCGACCACCGCGCCACTGGCTGAAGTTCTGATCCAGCGTGCGCACCACACACCCGGCGGTGTTCTCTTCCACGTCGAGCTGCGCCGCGCTCAGCTCCACCCAGCTGCTCGATCGCGCCTGTCGATAGGCCACGGCCGTCGGCGCACTCATCGTCGGCACGGCCGGGTAGCACGTGAGCACCCCTTCCACGTCGACCACCGCGCGCAGTTCCTGACCGCTGTAGGTCGCCACGCTAAAGGCCTGATTACACCACGTGTCGATGGCACGGCTCATCCCGGTCACGAGGCGCTGCATCTCGGTCGCCTCGTTTACCGGGTCGGTGCCATTGCCTGCCGAGTTCAGGTAGGCAAACACATTGGTCGGCGTGGTGTAATCGAAGGCCATTAGACGGGCTCCCAGCCGTTGCCGCTGCCCTGTCGGCGCGCGACGCCGAACAAGGTGATCTCGTGGCCCAGCCCGAACAGGTCGGCGCGCAGGTCGAGGGTGTGATCTTCGTTCGCGCTGATGACCGTGGCCGGGCCGTTGTGCTTATCCTGGTGCACGACGATCGGCCCTGTGGGCGGCCAGGGCTCGACGGGCGCCTCGACCTCGTGCGCCTCGACCTCGTCGGCGGGCTCGATCGTGTCAGGCGCTACGAGGTCGGCCTTGAGGTCGCCAGGCCGAACCTCCTCTTCGCCCTGAAGCGTTGCGAGGTCATCAGGGTTGATCTGCGGCGCCTCGGCATCGTCGGCCTTGCTCTTCTTGGTCATGGCTTGGCCACCCCCAGCACGGTGATCGTCACCGGGTTCGTATTGCTCACGTTGATATTCACCCGCGTATAGCGCCCGAAGTTCGCCGCCTGGATTAGGTCGGTTGAGTCGGCCACATTGTTCGTGGCCAGCGCCGGGCCATTGGTCCAGTTCGCGCCGTCGTTCGAGAACTGCAAGGTCAGGGTTGTGGTGTTCGCCCCGCTGGCCAGCACCGTCTGATCGAAGGTGGTTTGGAGATCGACCAGGCTGTACGACGGGATCGAGACGGTCGGCCCGTTCGTGTCGGCCGTGCGCGCCGTCGAGCCACTGACAAACGTGAAGTAGGCCACGCTGTCGGCCGCGCTGGCGTGGATGCTGGCAACGGCGGTCGGCGCCGCCTCAGGCGCGGCCTGCACCCCGCTGCGCTGTAAGACGCCAGCAACGAGCACGACGGCGATCAGCAGCGCGGCCAGAATGCGGTTGGTGCGATCCTTCATAGCTTCAGCTCCTTTAGGTTCTCTTCAGCCGATCGAACAGGACCGCGCCTAGCCGTTGCCGATGTTCGTGATCATGCCCAGCGCGAACGGGGCATACACCTTCAACACCTCTTCGCTGTACACGCCGGTGGCGTTCGAGCGGGTGATGATCGGCCACGGGATCTGGTAGTAGTCGCGGCGGCACTGCACCTGCGCGACCTGCGGCACATTGGCCGCCTGGTAGAACGCTGGCAGGTTGTTGCACCAGAACATAATCGTCCCGGCCGGCAGCGTCGGGTGCAGCTTGATCGGGATGATGTTACCGCCGTCGAGGCTGTATGGGTTCATATAAAACCCGATCACCGCGCCTGCCGTGAAGGTCAGCGCATTCGGGTTCGACCCGTCGATATTGAACCGCACCATCGGGTTTGCGCCGCTGATGAAACATTTGTTATAAATGTTGGTCAGCTCCTGGCTCGACACGTAGATGACCTCGGGCGAGATGCGATAGTTATCCCAGAACGCTTTGAGCGCCGTGTCGATCTGCGTAATGGTGCCGCGCCCGCTGGCCGTCAGCGGGGTGCCGAGGCCGTCGGTGCCGGTGGCCAGCGACACATAGTAGGCGGTGCTGCTGCCGAACGCGCTGTAGAGCAGGCCGTCGAACGCGGTGGTGTTGAGGCTGCGGTCGGTGGCCGGGTCGGCGATGGCCGAGTAGAGCGCGCCGGTGCCAGCCAGGCTGGTCAGCTCGACGCTGTTGATCGTGGTGATCGCCTCGAGCCGCTCGGCCCCAGCGAGCCCCACATACCAGGCGTAGGCCACGGCGCCCTTGATCGCGGTCGTGTGGGCCGTGATGCTCGACGTGCCGCCGCCAGCGGCGATCTGCGTGGCCACCGCGCTCGACTTGGACGAGCCGCCGTTGAGCGGATAGGTCGCGCCGTCCATCCCGGTGACCGTCAGGGCCCGCTTGACCCCGCCGGCCAGCGTGGCCATCTGGTAGCCCTCGTAGGTCAGGGCAAAGACATAAATCTTATAGGTGCCATCGGCGATCGTGCCGCCGGCCGCGTCGGTCGCCGTGGTCGGCGTGACGGGCGTGCCCAGCAACACCGAAAGGTTGCCGCCCAGGATGGCGTGCTCCTCCATGATCATGGTCTGCTGGAGCAGCCGCGTGCCCGAGGTGCTCATCACATCCTCGAAGCCCATACCGGCCGACTGCGCCTCAAACGTCACGTCGGTCTCCAGCCCAATGGTCTTGTAGCTGGCGCTCTTGTCGCTGGTCGTGATGGCCATACGCCCGGCGCGCTGGCCCTCGGGGATCCACGGCAGGATGCCCGCCGTCGCGTTGCCGGCGATCGTGTCGACCTGCTTCCAGTGGACGGCATCGCCCGCGCCGGCGCCGCGTGTCGCGCGGGGGATCGAGTTGCGGATGGGGGTGAGCACCGGGTACAGGTTCTTGCTGGGCGCCTCGAGGTCATACGCCACGAGGTTGTTGGCCAGCGTAACGGTGCCGGTGGCCTTTTTGAGATCATCGGCCGAGCTGCCCAGGCCGAGGCCCGTGCCGCCGATAATCTTTGCGACGGCGCCGATGGTCTCAGCGGTCACGTCGCGGCCGTTGTGGTCAATTACTTGAACGGGTAGCATAGCTGCTCCTGTATGTCCCTACTGGCTCGCGACGAGCCTACTGATACTGCGCCTGTAGCGCGTCGTGCTGTCGTTTATAGTCGTCACGCATCCCCGGCGTCGCCGCTGTGCGCGCGAGATGTGAAAGGCTGTCGAGCTGCATCTTGACCAGCGCCGTGATAGCGGGCTTCTCGGTGACAGTCTGCTGGCCCGCGATAACCTTCTCAACCCGGCGCAGCGCCGGGCCGCCGGGCGCGGGCTGCCGCTCGAGTGTGATCATCCGGTCGTTGATGTTCAGCACTGCCCCGGCGATCGGCGTGATGGCCTTGGTAAACTCGGCGCCGATCGCGGCGGCTACGTCGGTCGGCTGCGAGCTGGCCATCTGCATAACTTTCGCCGCCCAGGCGCTGCCCATATCGGCGGCCAGCTGGAGCAGGCTCTTGGCCAGCGCCTCAACGCCGCCCACGCGCTTGGTCGTGCGGATACGTGTGCCCTTCTTGAGCGTGGCCGTGGCCCCCTGCGCGACCATCGCCGCCTCGTCGGTCGAGGCATCGGCCGCCACGGTCGCATCGTCTGCGGCCTCTTCAGCCGCCGCCTCGGCCGGGCTCTCGGCATCGCCGACGACCTGCTGAATGATCGAGATCACCTGGGTCAGCATCGCCGCCGCGTCCATATCGGCGTTGATCTCGAACTCGTTGCGCCACTGCTGGATCTGTGCAACGATCTTGGTCGGGTCGGTGCTGCCGGCCTTCGCGAGCGCGGCGGCGGGCTGCGCCTGGCCGGCCAGCTTGAGCAGTGTTGCAACCGTCTCGGCGTCCAATGCCGCCGACGCGTCCTGCTTGTCAGGGGTTTCTGTGTTCACCGCGGGCATTGGTGCCTCCATCTTGAATAACACGATCCGCGCGTCAGGGTTTGCCGGCCGGTCCACCAGGCTGATCTCTGTGAGCATCAGCTTGAGGATGCGGCGGATATACGTCCCATCGGGCAGCTTCTCAAGCACCGCCTTGAGCACCTTGCCGCCGATGGAAAAGCCCTTGTAGACCTTCTCACGCACCTTGTCCCAGGCGCTGTCATCGACCACCTTGACCACGAGGCGCAGCTTGCCGTCGACCACCTCAGCGCTGAGCGCCGTGCCGACCGCGCTGGGCTCGTGCATCTCGCGGATGTTTGCCCACTTTAGATAGTCGGGCAGGGCATCCTCGATCGCGCCCACGTCAACCACATCGCCCGCGTAGGCGTGGCCCTCCCAGGTGCCGGCCTGCTGATCGAGCGCCTCGGTCGAGGCGATGCCCTCGACGATGCGCTGCTCGGCCTTGGTGATTTCTGCGTAGAGTAGGTTCATAGAATGCAAAAGCGCCGCTCACCCTGTTATGGGTGAGCGGCGCTCATCTCGCTCTATCCGGCTCGATTGCGTTCCCGGATCTGCTCAGTTGTCAGTGCGGTTCTGCGTCCCTGGTCTTACAGCCCTGCCTGCCAGGAACGCGCCCCGCTTAGCATTAAAAGGGCATTGGTCGCGGTGAGTGGATTTGAACCACTGACCTTCGGGTTATGAGCCCGACGAGCTACCACTGCTCCACACCGCTATATTGGCACAAGGTTAGTGTACACCTGCTTTTCCACACTGTCAAGATGTTTTGCCCCTATCTCCCGTCGCGCTCCGCATTCAGGGCAACACAGTGTAAATGTTCGCACGATTGCGGCCGGGGCAATTAGGGCAATGATCGCATCGCATCCACGCTGCCGACAGCGGATCGTATCAAGATGCTGGCTAGATTGATCCATCGATCTGCTCCACAACGCGCTCGAGCGCTGCCTCGAAATACGCCTCAAGCTCGGCCTGGTGAGCGGCGACAATCTCCTCAGTCGTGGGCCAGGTTCCCTGGTGCTGCTTGGCCTGCCACTCGCCCTGCACAAATACGCCGTAGGGTGTCTTGTTGCCGATGCGCGCCTCGAAGCCGCTCGACAGCGGCGCGAACTCCGGCCGCGCGCTGGCCCAGAGCCTGCCCAGCGTGCCCGTGCGCCGGTAGGCCGATCCGGCGGGCGCCGGCGGATAGCTCGCCAGGTCAGGGATCAGACTGAGCAGCGCCGCCTCGGCCGCCTCTTCGAGGATTGGCCGGGTGATCTCGGGCCACTGCTTGAGCGCGTCGAGCAGCGGCGCCAGGCCCTTGATGTCAATCTCAAAGCCCATCTGGCCCTTTCACCTTCGGCACGACCCAGCACCGGCAGTTTGGGTGCGCTGGTGGCAGCGCGCCATCGAACGCAATCTCTGCATCGTCGAGCGGGCCGCACACGTCGCACACCTTTTCATCCTCAGCCGTGCGCCACACCATCGCCGTCACGACGTTCGACGCCTCCCAGGCCGTGGCGTTACCCGTGGCGTAGAGCCTGGTGACTTCTGTCACCGCCGCCACGTCGGCGCGCGGTCCTTCCCATACCCCGGCGACCTGCTCAAGCAGCTCGTCCATCGTGCCGCCGGTCTCGATCCAGTCGGCGATCACCTGGCTGGCGCGCGCCTGGCTCGTGTCGGTGGCCTGCTCCGCAAACCGTCGCGCCTCGCTCCTGGCCAGGTCGGCCACCGCCTCGTTGACCTGCTCCCAATCGACTGAAATGGGTAGTTCGTCAAGCCCGGTTTGGGCCGCCGCCGCCGCCGTCTGCTCGTAAAAGGCCAGCGCATCCTGCTCAAGGTGCTGCGGCTCGCCACGCCAGAAGGCCGCGCTGGGTTCACCGTCGCCGCTGCGGATGGCGCTGGAGATTCGCCGGCCGTGCGCGTCATACAGCGCCTTGAACTTCTTCTTGGCCTCGGCCTCGGCCTGTGCGCGCGCCTCAGCATCAGGCGGCTGCTCGTCGGCCTTCTTCGTCAGTAGCTTTGCTTGAAAGGGACTTGCGGCTGGGCCGCTGCCTCCAGCTCGAAACCGCAATCGATACAATAGCGCGCATCTACCGGTGACAATCCTTGGCACTGCGAGCAAGCACGCAGCGAGCTCTTGAGCATTCGAGTGAGCAGTGCTTGTGTCGATCCCGTCGCTGCCTCTCGCCCCGATTGTAGATGCTCGGGCGGCACTCCCAGTGCCCGTGTAATAGCTCCGAACATGGGTTGCTGCGGCGCAGGCGGCCCGGGCGCATCGCCGTCGAGCTCGGGGTAGCGCATCGTGCGCAGCTCCTGGCTGCTGACTGCGCCAGCGTCATAGTAGGTCTTGTCAGTCGTCGCCTGGGCCGTCTTATCTTCCTGCTCGCCGAACTCCCAGCGCCACTCCAGCTGCGGCTGGCCCAAGAGGTCAGCCGACTGGATGGCCGGGTCGAACACCACGCGCTTCAGCCACGTCGTTGTGGGGATGATGCAGCGCCGGTACAGCGCGTTCTGCTGCATGCCCCCTGTCGCTTTATTGATATCCGCCGTCTCGCCCAGCTCTTGCGGCGGCACGTCATAGGCCATACAGCAAATCTTAAAGAGCCACTCGTCGAGCGCGCTCTCGTAGCGCCCGCCCTCAGTTAGGTCGTTGAGCTTGATCAGAGTTCCGGCCCACGGGAGGAACTTCAAGCGCACCTGGGCCTGGGCATCGCCCTGGAGCATCGCGTTGAAGGCCTCCTCAAACTGCCGCACCTGTTCGGGGTTCAGCAGCCCATCGGGCGGCGAGAGCAGCCCGGCGGGAATGTTGCCGTCAGTAAAGCGCGCCAGGTCAAAGGTCTGCTTGCGCAGCGCGGTGTTGACGCGAATAATAATCGCCTCGGTCGGCGGGAAGCCGTAGGGCGTGAAGGTACGCGTCCACCGTGGCAGGTAGAACAGCTCGTGCGCTGCGAACTCAGGAAACGCATCGTCATCCGCATCGGGCGCCGGGCGCTCGTAGTTGCTCCACGGCGTACCATACAGGATCTGCTGGTAGGCGGCCGTCTGCCCGCGCGCGTCGAGCAGCGGCTTAATCGTTGCGCCGTCGACCACCTCGAGCGCCCAGAGGCCGCCGCCCTTGTCGAGGTGCGGGAAGATGGTCATGGCGTCGAGGGTCAGCATATCGTAGAGCGCGGCCTTCAGCCAGGCATCAAACGAGGTCACGCGGTCAGGCTTGGCAAACCAGGCTTGCAGCGCGTCGCACGTCGGGTTCTCGGCTGCCTGCTGCTTGCTATCCTTGGCCACGATGTGCCAGTCGAGCCCGGCCACGATATTCTGGATGGTGCGGATGCACAGCGCGGCCACGTCGTAGAGCGCGGCCAGGTTGCGCAGCTGCTCGAAGGGTGTGAGCCCGGGGTACTCGCGCCTGGGCGTGATGTTCGTGTTCACCGCCACCGGATACTGAAACTGCCGCGGCGCCGCCTGCTCAATCGGCGCGACGGTCGGCGCGAGTGGCACGCCGGGACCGAAGGCGCGGCTTTGCAGCTCGGTGCCGAGGAAGCGATTGGCCAGCCGGGCCACGGTGTACGACAGGTCGATCGGTTGTGTGCCCGTGGGGATAGTCGGCATAGCTACCAGCCTAACTCTTTCACGGTGTTTTCAAGGATACGCGCCAGCTGCGGATCAATCTTGTGTCGTGTAATGCTGTAGGCGATCGAGAAGGCGCGCGGCCCGTTGCGCTCGCTGGCGCCTTTCCAATCACACAGCATCTCAACCAGGTCGAGCAGCGACATCCCGGCGATGCCATCCTCGTAATACTCGGGATGGTGGCTGTTATGCGTGTAGTGATGCTGCCAAGCGACTTCGACAAGCGGGTTTGCCATAACCTCGGCCATCGCGGCGGTGTAGTCGTCGGTGCCGTACTCCTTACCAGCCATCGCGCTTGTTAGCAAGTCATAGCCGGACTTCTCGGGCTCTTCGAGCTTGCTGCGATCGTGTACGGCGGCGCGAGTATCAAGCGCAGCCTGCAGCTCGGCCATCCGCACTTGCACCTTGTTGATATGGTCCTGTGTGTCCTGTGTCGAGTCCGGCATCAGCTCCCCCGCTTCTTCACGATCCAGCCAGCGACGAACGCGCCCATCGACCAGCCGAAGCCGGCGACGAATGCGAACACCAGCACGGCCAGAACGTTGATCGTCGTAATCGCAAGCATCAGCGTGTCTCCTCTTTCTGCTGTGCGGCCTGGCGTCGATAGAAGTTCAAGAGTTGCATCGCGCTCGATCCGGTCGATGCCCAGTGCCCGATCACCACGGCATCCGCGCGATCCGGCGAGCGCCCGATACGCTCAATAATGTCGTCTTTCTCTTCGACTAAGATACCGCGCGCCGTCAGGCTGTAGCGCGCCGCGGCCAGCTCTTGCAGCAGCAACGGATCGGGCGGCAGGGCGATGTTATCGCCGTGGTCAGGGTCGAGCGCCTCGCGCATCTTCCAATAGGCGGCCGCCCGCACGTTGTAGAACCGCAGTCGCTTGGACCGATCGCGCAGCTCGCCAGCGCTTTCCGAGAAGTTCACCCCGATCACCGACGCGCCGGCCATCTTCAGACTATCAAACGAGCTCCCACCGACGCCGATGATATCAACGCCGATGAGCGCCCCGTGCGCGATATCATTGATAAGCAGGCCCGCGGCGCTCGGTCCATCAGGCGTCTGTGCCCCTGGCACAATCTGCAGGTGATCAACCCAGGCGCCATACCAGCGTGCGTTCACCGTGTTATCCTTGCCGCCGCGCGCCACGTCCTGACCGACTGCGGACGGCGGGCCGCTCGGCCGCTCAGCAGTCCACCGGCGCTGCGCCGCCTCGATCCACGCGCGGGGGATAACGGCCCAGGGGTTCGACTGCTTCCCAGCGTTCGCAAAGTTGCCGAGCAGCACCTCACGTACCTCGAAGGGCAGCGCCAGCAACGTCGACTCGTAGTCGGTCTCGACGAGGAAGGGATTATCGGCGAGCGCGGCGGGAATGAACGTGCGGCTCTTGGCATGTTTTGTCCCGGCCGGCACTTCTCGATCGCCGTCGTCAGTTGAGATAAACCAGCGCAGCTCGCCGGGCATCGCCCGCTCGCCAGTGTAGTCCGGGTCGATCCACGGCCCAAAGAACTTGATAACCCACAGCCCGGTATCGTCGAGCGGCGGGTTGAAGGTGAGCACGGCCCGGCAACGTTGCCCTGGCACGGCGCTACGATTCCAGCCGGTGACAAAACGCACCTGACTTTCGCTGAACTCCGTCGCTTCATCGAAGCCGTGGAAGTCGTAGGGGCGGCCCTGATAGTTTTTCTTGTGCTCTTCGCGCTGCATCGAGGCAAACTCGATCGTGCGACTGCCACGCAAGCGCCAGAGGTGCAACTGCTCATTGTAGCTATCCTTGGCATGGTCCTCTGGGTTTGGTGCGAACACCTCGCGCGAGCGCTCGATGATGGCTCTGACACGCGGGAACTCGCGACGAAAGATGACCGCCCGCCGGTGCTGCATCCCGGCCAGGCCCAGCAACAGATCGGTCTTGCCGCCGCCGGGGCTGCCGCCATAGCCGAGTGTCTGGGCCGGGCTATTCCAGGCCAGGCTCTGTGGCCCCGGCAGCGGGTTCCACGTGACCTGTGGTAAGCTCGGCAGCGTGCCGCTGTCCGGCGTGGAGGGCTTCGAGAAGTCGAATGGACTTATCGGCCATGACCCCGTGTAGTATTGCAAGCTCTCCCGCTGGCTGTCGGTTAATGTACTCTGGGTCACTCGCGACATAGGCTTGTGCTGTCAGGGCTTGCATATTGGCTTCTAAGTAGGTTGCGACCAGGGCGCCGATGTGGTCTCTTTTTACTGGCGAATAATCGGCAATGTCATAGCGCTGGCGCCACTCGAACAGCGTGCGAACCGGGATCAGATACTTCGCTGCCGTCGCGCCTGGGCCGAGCAGCAGCACATCGGCCAGCGCCGCCGCCTTTAGCTCGTCCGAGTAGCGCTTGGCCATACCCACCTCAGCACCGGAACCACGACCCGCCAAAAGAGCAGCAGCACGATCAGCGCCGGGTCGTCGCGCAGCAGCCGTAAGGTGTTCACGTGACCACCGAGAACAGCCGCATAATCCCATAGAGCAGCAGCGCGGCCACGATAATCCAGCCGATGCCGTTGATCGCAGTGGTGATGAGTAGCCACAGCTGCATCTTCGCCCGCGCGGCGGCCTCGGACTCAAGCCGCGCCAGGCGCTGGCGCAGTTCGTCGCTCTCAGTGCCGAGCGAGCCAAACCCGTTTTGCACCATCTTAACCAGATCGCGATACTGTCGCGAGAGATCGCCGATGCCATCGAGCGCCAGTTGCCACTGGTGATCGCTCTCGTCTTTATCGTGTTGTACTGCCGCCATCCCCGCCTCGCTCGCGTGCCAGCAACTCGGTCAGCTGCGTCTTGACCTGTCCGATGGTCGCAATGAGCTGCTGGCGCTCCTCAGGCGGCACGCTCGCTGCATAGGCCTCCAGAGCGGCGATGCGCTGGGTATGGTCGGTTAGCCGCTCCTCGGTGCGTTCGTTGATGCGCTGCTGGCGCTTGGCCTCCTCGCGCAGCACCGCGACATCGTTCGACAGCTCAGCGAACTCAATGCGGAGCTGGTTTAGGGACTCGCCAAACGTCGAAAAGGAGCCCTCCAAGATCAGCATTTGATCTTGGAGACCTGCGGTACCTTCTTCAGCGCCGCGCGCGTGGCTCACGGCCTGGCTAATCATCTCATTCGTGACGCCGAACTGGGTGAGCAACTGATCCGACAGACGGAGCTCCATCGCCGTGACGGCGCGCTGGGCGGCATCGCCGGCCGTGTCGTGCAGCACGGCGACCTGGTCGTGCAGCAGATCGATATAAGCGGCGCGCTGCGCCGGCTCGTCGGTCGCCCGCGCGAGCGTCAGTAGTTGATCGATCGTGCCGGTCGGTCGGCGCCGGCGGAACCACGCGAAGAGATCCATAAAATCACCACACCACCCGCCACAAATTATAGCGCCCGTCCACTTCCGTCCTGATCGGTGCGTAGAGCACGTATTTGTTAAAGGCCCTGACCGCCATCCCCGGCGCGTCTTTGATGCCGGGGGCATCGAACGCCGGCGCAGCTGGCGCGCCCAGGACGAACGGCAGATCGTCCGGCAGTGGCGTGAAGCTGATGCCATTATCCCACCCCACGATCAGCTTCCCGCCCTGGTCGTGACTAAGGAGTGTGACCAGCACCTGGCCGCTGATCGGGTCCACCCACCCGCTGGCCCAGCCGATCTGGCCGTCGTATATCTGGGCCGTCTGGGCAGGCACGCTGCCGCCCTGGGCGAGTGGGAGGTAGACGGGCGTGGGTGTTGCCGCCGCCGCCGCTGGGCGCGCGAGTGGCCACGCAGACAGGCCGGCGAACAGCGAGAGGATCGATCGGCGCTTCATATCACCTCACAGCCGGGCTATTGAGATAGCCCCAGAGCAGCTGGTTGAACTGCGCCATCGGGAAGGCGCGCGGGTCGGTCTTGCCCTTCGTGTCGATCTGGGCGTGGGTAAGGATCGGCAGAAAGCCATACAGCCCCCACCACTCGGCCACTTGCCGAGCGCCGCTCCAGAGCTGTGCCGCCTCGTAGGGGTCGGCGCCGTCGTTGCGATTGACGAACTCGATCCCAAGCGCGTTCGGGTTCGGCGTCTTGTTGCCGATGCGCGAGTAGCCCACGTGGTTGGCGATCGTCAGGTCGTCAACTATTTTGTAGATCGTACCCCGCTCGTCTTGATCGATCAGGCGATGGGTAGAAACATTGGAGTTTGGGTTTGTGGTGAGCCAGTCGAGCGAGGATTCCAGGCCGCCGACCGTGGCGTGCAGCACGATATACCAGATGCTGCTGACACTGCGGCGCCCGGCCGTGTGGCGCGCGTCGGCCGGCCGGTCGATAATCGTCAGGGGCGCTGTTTGGAAGAGAGGCATACCACACCATCCGCATATGCGGATCTGGGTGAGGTAAAGGAATTATACAGTGAGTGGAATTATATTGTCAATGAAGAGTTTGTGCTATACTACTGAAAACAGCGAGCGCCGCGCGGATCTGGGTGAGGCCGGGACCGTCGCGGCGCTCGCTGTGTCGCCTCGCAGGGGGAGGCGGGGGAGATTGCTAGTTCGCTGGTGCCGAGAACCCGGCGGCTCGCGCGTCGGCTGCGGTGGCAAAGCAGCGCTCGGGATTGGTTTGCTTATACGACGAGCTGCCGGGCGTGTGGTAGATCTTACCGTTGTTGCCGTCGTTGCCCTTCACCAGATAGTCAGGCGGGCAGGTAGTTTTGTTCAGTGGCGCCACGCCGGCCGGGTCAAGGTTTGGGTTTGGCGTGAGCGTCGGCACAGGCGTGAAGGTCGGCACAAGCGTCTGTGTGGGCTTTGGTGCAGCGGTCGCCCTGGGTGCGCTGGTCGACTCAGGCGGCGGTGGCGGGCCAGGCGCGGCGGTGACGACGCTGCCAGCGACCACGGTCGGCCCATCCGGTGCCCCCGCCAGCGGCTGCTGGCGCCCGCCTCGATTCGTGAGCGCACCCAGAACACAACACGCGATCAGCAGCCCCACACCGCCGATGATTGCCTTCCCCATCCAGTTGCTATTCCACAGTGCGGTGATGCGTTGCATGGATCCCTCCTATATGCTACGTCGATTACAGTGTTCAAACCGACAAGCACGGTCGGAGGGATTCGGGGGAAGGTGTGTTCAAATGGTTGTTAATTCGTATATTACAAATTGTTAACTTCTGCGGCTGGGGCTTGACCACTCGACTATAGTAGATATATGATGGTCGTCCCCTTGTTGCCGACGCCACGACCGCGCCGACTACTGTTGTTGTGTGAGGAGGTTGTATGTCGCTTCGGCGGATTAAAGTACTCTATGTCGTCGCTGTCATCTCGATCGCCCTCATTTTGGCCAGCACTGGGCTGCTAGGCGTTATAACAGCAGTGCTGATGCTTACAGGAGCATTGCCGATGTTTCGAGCGGTAAGCGACGGCACAGCCCGTCGTATCATTGCCGACGCTGAGTATCCTCCCCCAGATGACGACGAGCGGCCTTGACGAGCGCCGCGCGCCCCTCCTCAGTGCTTTCCAGTTCCTCTATATGTTTTTGCACATCAGCAGAAACTGGATTGTCGTCAAGCAATAACCGGGCGGCTTCGTCGATTTGCCCCCCGATGATCCGAATCAGGCGCGCCATCAAATCAAAGCCCGGCGCGTAACGGCCGGCTTCCCAATCCGAAACGGTTTTCACGTTCACCCCGAGTTGCTGCGCAACCTCGGGTTGTGTGAGTCGTGCGGCGTTTCGGCAACTCTGAAGGTATTCCCCCATAGCAATCATGCTCATGCCCCCTAGTATGCCACATATGGAAGCTAATTTCCATAGGTGTATACTTCTAGAAGTATACTTCAAGATGGCCCTTACTGAACCATTGACAACCTATAATTCCTCTTGACCAGGAAGTATACTTCCGGTATACTACATCACAGGAAGTATACTTCTAGTCAAGGGGCCTACGATGATCGCGACATTCGAGGAACGGCTTAAGAAAGCCCTTCGGCGCGCGGGCAAAACCGAGGCTGAGCGAGCCGCTCGGATTGGTCGCACCCCCCGTGCCATCGACGATTGGGAGAAGGGCAAGGGCCTCGCTCCCACGCTAAAAAATCTTGAGGATGCTGGCGTTATCCGCATCCTTGATGAAGATCCTGCCACCGCCCCCGTCACCAGCACCTAGCACACACGAAGGAGCCACACCGATGTACCGCAAAGAGATCGTCTACGACCGGGGGACCCGCGACTACGCGATGTACCTCGACAGCGAGCTGGTCGGCTTCGCCCGCACCTATCACAAGGCCGAGGTCACGCTCGACCAGCTGGTGTTCGAGCTGCTCAGCGGCGCGAACTGGACCGATGCGACGGCCAAAGAAGCGCCCGCCCTGGTTGACGACGGCGTGCAGGAATGCACGATTAACTGCCCTGGCTGCGCGTTCTGCACGACTGAGGTACACGCGCGGATGGCCGAGCCAGCGCCTGAGTTTGTCGAGGTCGTGCTCTGCTCGCACTGCGCCGCCCCGGCAACCACGCATCTGATCGCACAGGGCTGGCCGCCGCTCTGTGATGACTGCTGCGCCGCGCGCATCAACTCGCTGAGCTTTGACCTCGACAACCAGGCCGCCTCTGATGCCTTCCCCGAGGAGCCGATCGGCGAGTGTGTGCTCGACGGCGCAGCGGCCTGGCGCCTCGACGAGACATTGACCGCGCCGCTCTGCCCAGACCACAAGGCCCAGGAGCGCACCTGGATCGCCAATCGCGATGGCGAAACCCCCGACCCAAACGACATCCCGCCGCCGGACGGGCCGGGCGCCCCGCCGAACATCCCCAGCGATGGGCGTGGGGAAATCACCCACGGCTACGTCGGCAGCGGTAGCGCTGTCCATGTCTTTTTGGGCGGCACTCAGATGTGCGGCAGTGGGCACGGGCGCGGCGTCAAGCCGACCGTATACGACACCGCCGACGCGGTCACCTGCAAGCTCTGCCTGACCTTCCTGAAGGCGTGGCGACGCAGCCCAAGCTGGAAAGAAGAGTACGCCAAATTGTCCCTGACTGGCGCCCCCGTGGCGCCTGTGGATAACCCCACCCCGGTTGCTCCGACCCTTCCCAGCGCCAGTCAGGACGGCGCCGCCGACGCGACCCAGCCCGCCGCGTCGGACCTCGACCCCCGCGCCACGCTTACCGCCCTCCTGAAAGCAAGCCTGGAGGAGTGGCAGAGCCTGAACATCCCCACGCCCTACGACGTGGCGCTGGCGCAGCTCGCCAGGCTGACGACGCCGCCCAGCGGTCACTTCCTGACGTGTGGCATCTGTGGTGGGCCGCACTACGCGACGAAGTGCCCCAAGGTGGTGGCCGAAAAGGCGCGGCAGATCGAGCAGGCCAAGTGGGGTGAGACGATGACGTATCTCCACCGCCATCATCGCGAGCTGCTGATCAGCTCGCTGCAATCGGCGCCGCTGCTTGCGGAGCGCGCTGAGGCGCTCTCGCTGCACCTGACACACGCGACGGGCACACTGATGCCCATCGCCCTGGTGCAGCGGCATCTGACACAGCTGGCACAGCAAAACGCCGCGCCTACCTCGTAGAGGCAAGAGCGGCGATGACGGGGCTGCCGTCGTGCTCAGTCTAGCACGACCGCACGACACGCGCAAACAGAGCACGATCGGCGACACGGCAGCCCCTCCAATGTCAAGCGATGGCCGACAGTATATGACAAGTTATTCATCTTTGCAAACGCTATAGCACGGCGCGCCCCGCTCGACACGAGACGCGCCCACGACACACAGGAGAGGCACCTCCCATGTTCACAACCATTCTAACACTTTCGTTCGCCGTCCAGTCCGTGATCATTGTCCTGCTCGTTTTGCTGGTGCGGTACCTGGCCATCGATCCCGGCTTTGGGATTAAGACGCGCGCCGCTGGGGAGTTATCGGCGTGGCTGGCCTGGGGGCCGCGCTGGGTGGTCTATGGAGACATTGATCGGCTCGGGCTCATCAATGACGCCTTCACGACACCACAGCAGAGCGGGCACGACCGCTTCAACGAGATCGCCCGCTGGGTGGTTGGCCAGCTGCGCGATGCCGATATTGCGCTGGTGTTCGGCGGCGATGAGTGGCGCTTGTTGCAGGCGCCCCCGCGCGCCGAGTCGCCCAAGCGCTGGCATGCGGAGCAATTTTGCAAGCGCATCCAGCAGTTGCTCGAAGCGGCGCCCTACACCGACCGCGAGCGCGAGCGACTGTTCAGTGCGACGGGCAAGTGCTATGTCACGATCACCTTGGCAAGCGCCTACTCGCGCGGCATCTGGTCACACCGAGCGGCGCTGCACGCGGCGAAAGTCCGAGTACAGCTGGCCAAGCCGAAGCAGGGCCAGGGCCAGCGCGGCGAGATCTTGGAAGCTGTTGTGTAGTTTGGCTCCAAAGGCCAAGAGAGGCAACGACGATGCCAGCACAACCGATCCTCTACCCCAGTATGAGGCCCGTCCCGTTCCGCCTCGACAGCGAGGCTGTGCGAGCCGCCGCCGCCGCGTTGAGCGAGCGGGTCACTGAACCACAGCGCGTGGCGCTCGACACGGCGCGCATCCACCTGACTGGCCAGGCGCAGCTGGCGCTCGACGGCGGGCGCCTGGTGCTGACCAGCCCACGGTCAAGCAACCGCTACACCTGCACACGCACGAGCTGCGACTGCGAGGCGGGCAGGTTCAACCGCCTGTGCTGGCACCGCGCGGCAGCGGCGATCGTGCGGCACATCTGGGACCGCGCCCGACCGCTGGTCAGGTGTCCGCACTGTCTCGGCCCGATGGTCGCCAGCCGCACGATTGGCGGCGAGCGGTCGGTGAGCTGCCTGGCCTGTCAGCACGAACTGCCGTTTGGCGCGGTCGAGGCGCTGCACTTGACCGCCTGGTATGAAGTCGCCGCCCGGCAGGCGGCCTAATACACAAGGAGCCACACCGATGCAACTGACCACCGCTATCACGCTCATTCTCTCGCTGGCCATCCTGATCGGCCTGTTCCTGCTCCATCGCCGGGCGCTGAGCAACGCGCGCGGTATTGGGATCGATGCCGGAAAGCAACAGGGCTTTGCGGCTGGCCTGGCCGAAAAGGGGCGCCAGCAGTACGCCCAGGGCTATGCCGAGGGCCGGGCCGAGGGGCGCGAGCTGGAGCGGCGCGAGCGCGAGCTCAGTGCCGAGAAGGCGTACGGCCGCGGCTACCAGGCCGCGCTCGACGAGCTGGACTCTGACGGCTTTGCTGACCTGCGCGACCACGCGCAGCCGACGCTGAGCGCCTAACAAGCACGAGAAAGTGACGATTGTGATGACGACACCACAGAAACGCTGCGCCGGGCCGTGCGGGCAAGTCAAGCCGCTCGACGACTTTCCCACGCGCACGAAGGCGCTCGACGGCCACGGGCGGATCTGTACCGCGTGCGGCGATCAATACGGCTTTACGAAACGCAGCAAGAAGCGCCAGCAGCCGCTGTTGCCGCCGCCGATCGTTCCTGCCTTGCCCCCGCCACCATCCATAACCCCGCTCTTTGTGATGGCGGGCGCCTATCGCTTCGACCTGTCCAGCATCGCGCTCGTCGATACGAGCCGGCCGGGCCGTGTCGAGCTGCGGCTGAACGTCCACGAGGTCAACGGCTCTGGCTACCCCGAGGCGCTCTCGTTTGTGTTCGAGGGCGCCGAAGCGGCGCTGCTGCTGGCCACGCTCGACGGCGTGACGGGGCATGCGAACGAAGAGGTTGAGGCGCTGCGCACGACCGTGCGGAAACTGGAGACCGAGCGCGATGCGGCGCTTCAGCTCGCGGGTGAGATGGAGCAGAAACAGAAGGCCCTGCGCGCGGCGCTGGGCGTGTAGAAACAACATATGAGCCTCGTCGTCACAAAACGCGTCTGGAAACACTCGCACCATCGCGGGGCAATCAAGCTGCTGCTGCTCGCGCTGGCTGAGTTCGCAAACGAGAGCAACATCTGCTGGCCCAGCGCGAGCACGCTCGCGGCGCTGATCAATGAGGACGTGCGCTATACCCGCATCCTGTTGCGAAAGCTGATTACCGCCGGCGACCTGGTCGCGATTCCCGGCGGCGGCCGTGGCCGCACAACCACCTATGGCGTGGCGATTGGCCTGGATGACCGGCAACGGCAACGCCTAAACAGTGATCTCCAGAACACTGTTTTACAAAACACTGATCTTTTAGAAACAGTGTACTCCAGTGACGAAAACAGTGTACTACCGTGTCAAGAAACAGTGTACTACAGTGACGGGCCTGAAGCGCCGAATAGCGCACCAGAGCGGGCTGAAGTGGCATTTTCGGCGGGGGGGATCCGTCATGTAGATCCGTCACATGATCCAGATCTTTCAAACGGCGGCGGCATACAGACTCGCGCGCGTGCGAACGGAACCAGCCGGCCGCCGCCGCCATCACGAGCGGATCAGGATTTGCCACAGGGGATCGCCCAGAGCGCGGCCGAGTGGCTCAACCACCCGCTCAAAACGGCCGAGCGGCGGCAGCTCCTGACCCTGCTAGGCGCCTACGGGGCTGACTGGCTCGACGCGGGCATCGCCGCCAGTGTCGCGCAAGGTGGCCGCAGTCTGAACTATTTGACCGCGCTGCTGGAGGGGTGTCGTCGAGACGATCGCCCGCCCGGCAGCCCTAAAACACACGAGCAACGCAATGGAACGCATCACAACGCAATCGGCAACCGACAACCTGCTCGCGCGCATTCTGAACGGGCGCGATGGTCCGAGACGGATCTCGATCAGCCCCTATAGCCCAGACCTGCCGCTGGGCGCAGAGATCGGTTGCCCGCGCTGCGGCGAGCTGATCCGCCTCGTGCAGTACACCAGCAGCTGGGGCAACACGCTACGCTACTGGTCCGAGTGCGGCTGTCTGGGCGCGGCGCATGATCGCAGCGCCGCACTGACCGCGGCGTCGATCGGCCTGCAGGCGCAGCAGCGCAGCGGCCACGTCCGCCGCAACCGAACACTCGACGCCTTCACGCCGGGCAGCTTCGACCCCACACGGCTCGACGGCGGCGAGAAGCTCGTGAAAGCCGCCCAGCGCTGGCTGGAGCTGATCACGCCGCACGGGGTGGCGCCCAGCTATCACACCGACCCGCGCGCCTGCCTGTACTTCTACAGCCCCGGCAAGGGGCGCGGCAAAACCCACCTGGCCGGGGCGCTGCTCAACGAGGCGCTGGGCCGCGGGCGCCACGTGGCCTTCGCCGATGAGATCTCCTACATCGAGGGCTACTGGGCGGCCTCATTCGAGGCCAAGGCGGCGATCTCGGCTGAGCCCGGCGAGCGCGCCTGGCTGACCGTGATCGATGACCTGGGCCAGCGCGAGTCGACCAGCGCAGGCCTGCGCGACGCCTGGTACGACGTGGTCA